CAGGTTCCGAGGCGATCAAATTCTGAACGAGTTAACCATCAAAGACTTATGTTTACACAACCCCAGATAGCTTTTGTAACCATCTAATACATAAACACTATGAAATATCCTTGTCTGCTCACAAAAAGCATCAAAGAACTTTCCCCGGCAAAGTATAACCCGCGCAAAATTTCAGATGAAGCGATGGGAAGGCTGACCAAAAGCCTTGCAGAGTTCGGAAACATCCAGCCGATCACTTGGAACGCTCGCACCGGGAATGTTGTTGGAGGCCACCAGCGGTTGAAGGTTTATCAAGCAATGGGTAAAACAGAGGTGGAGGTCTGGGCGGTTGATCTGGATGAGCAAAAAGAAAAGGCCGCAAACATCGCATTGAATAAATTGAGTGGCGAGTTCGATTTACCAATGCTCAAGGATATTTTAGAGGAGATCGACACCGGGGAATTGGATTTGGAGATCACAGGATTTGGCATGGATGAGATTGCTTTAATGATGGAGGACGCACACCCAGAAGTAACCGAGGACGAAGTTCCAGAAGTTCCAGTCGATGCTATCACCAAGCCGGGTGACTTGTGGCTTCTTGGGGAACACCGAGTGCTTTGCGGGGACTCAACAGGCGAGGCGGATGTGTCTAGGCTGATGAACGGAGAAAAAGCAGATATGGTTTTCACCGACCCGCCCTATGGAGTCAATTATGACGGAGGACACGCAACATATAAGCGGAGAGAAAAACTTAAAAACGACAACTCCACCCTAATCTACGATGACTCTGTTCCAAATATGTTTAAGCACTCGAAGGATGAGGCCGCACTATATTTATGGTTTGCCGCCACCAAGTCGCTCCAAGTCCTCCAAGTCCTCCAAGTCCTCCAAGCAAATAATTATGTGATTCGCAGTTGGCTCATTTGGAATAAAAATCAAGCTCAATTTGGAGCTATTGGAGCACAATACAAACAGAAGCACGAACCTTGCTTGTATTGTTTTAAAAAAGGACAAAGCCCATATTGGAACGGCCCGAACAATGAGGTTTCTGTTTGGGACGAAAAGCGTTCAAGAATAAATGAGTTTCATCCTACACAAAAGCCAGTAGAGCTATCTGCAAGGGCATTAGCAAATTCTTGCCCAGCAAGCGGGCTGGTTCTCGATCTATTTTTGGGTTCTGGTGCAACTCTTATTGGTGCAGAGCAAAGCAAACGCAAATGCTACGGAATGGAAATTAGCCCCAACTACTGCGATGTGATTGTGAAGCGATGGGAAAACCTTACTGGCAAAAAAGCCGTCCTTGAAAAAAGTGAATGATCTCTCAAAAAGAAATAGCGGAAAAGTGGGGCGTAAGTCGTGCCAGAATATGTACGATGGTAAAGAAAGGAATGCCCCTCACTTCCGAAGCAGACGCAAGCAGATGGCGGTTGCTAAATCAGAAAAAGCCAAGCCGAGTTCAGCCAATCCTCAAACCATCGGCCAACTCATCAGAGCAATCCGATCCCTCGGACTTTGCCGAATCACTCAAATCGGAGAGCACGAATGGCAGATTGATTCGCGCGAGGAGGGCAGAGTTAGTTGCTTACTCGTTAGTGGCAAGAGCAAGCCGAGACGGAAACCCGGTAGCCATGAGGGCGGCGATCCAAGGCTGGGGAGAGGCAAAGAAAAGGGTAAGCGAGGCCGAGATCGAACACGCTCAGTTCGAGGAGCTAACCAAGGCCACAATGCGAACAAGCGAAGTGCAAGAAATATATACGAAGTTTTTAGGCCGCATTCGATCACTACTGGATGCGCTCCCAGCCAGTTTAGCAACCAGAGCCAATCCTAGTGACCCAGACTGCGCCAAGACCGCTATTCAAGAAGGCATAGATCAAATCTTCATCGCAATACAAAAAGCAGAGGAGGCATTCAAATGATACTCATGGGACTAAAAATTGGAATTGGAATTGCGCTTGGTCTAGCCTTGCTTAACATAGCATTCTGGGCTTGCGTGATTATTGTTTATGGGATTGTGTGGATTTTTGAATCCATCGCCAAGATGTTTAAATGAAACGCCTAGACAAGATTGTTGATTTTTTGAATGAAAAGATGAGGTGGCTTTATACGCCTCTCTTTATTTTTATTATGATAACCAGAGGGCTTGGATGGCGTGAATTTAGTTTTTGGGATGCCCTATATTGCCTTGCGTATGTTTTTATTTTTATAGAACAAGACCCATGAAACGCTCTCCACTTAAACGCAAAACCCCACTTAAACGAGGTGGGCGGCTTCGCCCGGTATCAAAGAAGAGAGCCAAGCAGATCAAAGAATATGCCAAGGTCAGACAGGAATATCTTTCATTAAACCCATCTTGCGAAATATGCGGTAAAAGTGGAACGCAAATTCATCACAAGAGGGGAAGATTTCAAGAAAGACTAAACGATAAAAACTTCTTTATGAGCGTGTGTTCTTGTTGCCATCAATGGATTCACAACAATCCACAGATTGCTTATGCAAAAGATTACATGGTGAAGCGATGAATGAACGCAACAAGTTTCATCAAGGAATTGTATCAGCCAAGGCCAAGGTTAAGTATTACCGAGTGGGCAGAAAAAAACTTGATGTTGTCTGCGAGGGTGACGAATATCCCCGGCCCATACTCGACAAATTTGACTCCCTATTGCAGAGAGCCTCTAGAATGTTTTGGAAATGATGCGGTAAGAAGATTGACCCTTGTCTGGGGGGCGCAGACCTCAAAGACAACCACGATCCTTGCGGGGCTGGCGTATAGGCTTGCCGAGGCTCCCTGTCCTAGCTTATGGGTAATGCCATCAGAGGCTTTGGCTAGATCGTTCTCAGAAACTAGGTGGCTACCAATGATTGATGATTGCCCAGCTTTAGCAAAAGAACGGCCAGATAATACAGATAAAATAAAGATACTCGAACAACACTTTCGCAAGATGTCATTATGGTTTGTTGGAAGTAACAGTCCGGCAAATCTTAGTAGTCGTAGTGTATCACTTCTATGTCTTGATGAAGTGGATAAATTTTCAGACGGCACAGGCTCCAAGGAAGCGGGGGCGTTGCAGTTGGCCGAAGCTAGGGTGGCGACTTATCCAAATCATCTTGTAGTCAGCACCAGCACCCCGACAACGGCAGATTCGATTATCTGGGCAGAATGGCAAAAAGGGGATATGCGCTTTTACTTTGTGCCTTGTCCCCATTGTGGCATGAAGCAGAAGTTACTATGGGGTCAAGTTAAGTGGGATGAGAAGGCCAAGATTGAGGAATCAATCTATGATTTCAGCATCGTTAAAAATTCTGCCTACTATGAATGCGAGGGATGTAGAGGCAAGATTACAGACGGCCAGAAAACAAAGATGCTTCGAGAGGGCGAATGGATGCCAACCAATCCCAAGGGGGAACCGGGACGGCGATCCTATCATCTTAATGGCCTCTACGCTCCGTGGGCAACTTTTGGTTCTTTAGCGGTCAAGTTCCTACAAGATAAGCACGGCGGGATTCTAGGCTTGCAAGACTTTGTGAATCGAGTTCTAGCCGAGCCTTGGATGGAGCATGACCAAGAGAAGATTGAGATTAAACCCGGAACCTATCGGATGGGAGAGGTGCGTATGGGCGAGAAGCTCATTATGGCTTGCGACATTCAAGAAGCGGGAGGATTCCACGCTTGGTGTATTGTTCGAGCTTGGGATGCGGAGGGGAAAAGCAGATTGGTGTGGGCTGGAAGGTTAGAGACTTGGGGAGACATTAAGGCCAAGCAAGAAGAGTTTAGTGTTGAGGATAAGTGCGTGTTTATAGATTCGGGCGATCAAACCAGAGATGTTTATTTGAATTGTTGCGTGAACGGATGGATCGCCTTGGTCGGGTCAGACAAAACCAGCTTTTCAGAAATTACAGGCGATCTAAAAGTGCAAAGGCCATACTCAAGACTAGCCAATGGCGATCCCTTTAGCGGTAAATCCACAGGCTCTAAAGTGGGGTGGAAGTGGAAGCTATGCCCTGTTTGGCGTTGGTCTAACCCTGTTTTCAAAGACATCCTAGCAACCCTACTTAAAACCGATGGCTTTATCGCCGAGGATACTCCCGATGTCTGGAAGGTTCATATTGATTCAGAGGTAAAGGTAGAGGTCAAGAATCCACTTACCGGGCGCACCCGCCGAGTTTGGAAGCAAGTCGGAAAGAATAATCACTTAATGGACTGCGAGTGTATGGGACTATGTGGCGCGGCCCTGCATGGAAGATTAAGGGTTGTCCCCACAAGTTTGACAGAGGAGGACTTGCATGGCTAGCGGAGCATTTGTCGGATTGCCAGCTACCACCTTAATTTCACTTCGAGACAAGTATGTGACTTGTTTAGAGGCGATAGCGGTGGCGGGGGCGAGTTATTCCATCGCTGGTCGTTCTTTCAGCCGAGCCAATTTGGGCGAAGTTACCAACACGATTGCGGAGCTAAACCTAGCCATCCGGTTAGCTTCTAGGACGCAAGTATATCACACGTATGCGGCATTTGGGCCAGTTAGGACTATGGGCGGGGCGTGAAGAAGGTTGAATTGAATTTGATTGATAAGGCAGTTGCCTTTTTCAATCCTAATGCGGCGGTGGAAAGGCTGGCAAGCAGGGCAAAGCTAACCAAGTTTGAGTATGATGCCACGATGTATAATCGCCAGAGGAGAGTGCCTAGTCAGCTAACTGGGGCAGAGGGTTTCCGATCAAACTATGATCGGGTTGAGATGATGAAGAGGGCTAGGGACTTGGATCAAAACTTTGGCCTTGTTCGCTCATTGCTCTTAAAATTTGCGACTCATGTAGCGGCTAATATCACCTACCAAGCCAGAACCACAGATCAGCTTGTTAATAGTGATGTGGAGGCTTATTGGAATAGCTGGTGGGACAAGTGCGATCTTTCGGGGCGGCATACAGGCTCGATCCTTATGCAGATCGCTACAATGTCGATGCTTCGGGATGGTGACTTTTTCTTTATTTTAGTGCGTGACCAAGACGGCAATCTTCGCTTGCAAGGCGTAGAGGCAGACCGAATTGGCGATCCGTTCCGCACCTACACCAGCTTAAATCTTATCGGTGGAATCCATATCAACCAAGAGACAGGCGCACCAGACGGATACGATGTTTATCTTAGGACGTTTGGCAACGCCTATATGTTTCAAGCCACGATTGCCGCAAATCAAGTTTTCCACCTATATGACCCGCTTCGAATAGACCAATATCGAGGTGTAACGGCTTTTTGCACGGCGATTAACGATGCCACGGACATTTATGAGATCGTGCAGATGGAGAAGATGGCCGCTAAAATTGCAAGCTCGCAGGGTGGAATCATTAAGCGCACAAACAACAATGCTTCTGACCTAGCCAATCTGACCAACGATTTAGACTCAAACAATCAGACCATTAAGATTGAAAGCATCGAACCGGGCCGAATCACATACTTGGAGCCGGGAGAGGAAATGCAGTTCCCCGATTCGCCCAATCGCCCCGGCAACGGATTCCAAGAGTTCCACAAAATTCTGCTCAGAAATATCTGCATGGGTGTTGGCATCCCCTATTCTTTTGCCGTTGATCCATCGGCCATGTCTGGCCCAACTGCTAGACTTGAAATGCAACAAGCATCCCGCACCTTCAAGCGTCACCAGAAATTGCTTGAGGATAAAGTTCTTCGACCTGTTAAGAATATCGTTATTGCCGATGGAATTGCTCGTGGACTAATTAAGAACAATGTTGGAACCAAGACAACAAAGGGAGTTTTTAATTTTGGGGCAAGTGTCTCTATTGATTTAGGACGAGAATCTGCATCTGCAATAGCAGAGTTTAAGACAGGATTGCGAACAGCGGCAGATATTTATAGTGAGCGTGGCCTAGATTTTGAATCGTCTATTCAACAGAGAGCAAGGGAGACCAAGATGATTACTGACCTTGCTCAAAAATACAACATTCCAGCAACCGCTATTTCTGATATTTTAGCAACCGCTACCTTTGCACAAGCCCAAGCGGGAGGCTCTATAATTCCACAAGCAGAACCAAACTTAACTCAAAGCAACGAACAACCACCCAAAGAGGATAGTGGCGATCAAAGCGGATCAGAGGATGTTCCGCCAATCAAACCTCAAGATACAGAAACAGGAAAATACGAATCTGGCGGCGATGGGGATATTGATGTAGGCGAAGAGCGTGAACCAACTGAAAAAGGCGCAGTTGAAAACCTTCCTACTGGTAGCACAAAAGAAGGGAAACTAACTCCTAAAGTTCCTAGCATTTTAAGTTCCTTAGACAAACAAAGCGTTGAGCTATTGGTTAAAGGAATGCTTAATGCTTGCGAGCTTGGCAAATATTCGGACATTGATTTTACCCCGCCACAAGGCGTAAAGGAAGCGGCTAAGAGGGGATTAGAAGTTAGGGCAACTAAACCAGCTAGTCAGCGCGGAGGAACGCCAGTTGGGATTGCTAGGGCTAGAGATTTGTCCGGGGGCAAGGAAATTTCTCCCGAAACAGCAAGGCGCATGAAGGCATTCTTTGATAGGCACGAAGTGGACAAGGAAGGATCAACTTGGAGCGAGAAGGGCAAGGGATGGCAGGCATGGCAACTCTGGGGCGGTGACGCTGGATATGCTTGGGCAAAGAAGCTGGTCAAACAAATGAATAGTAGAGACGAACAGCTTGAAGAACCCGCCGCTTGCCCCATTGCCACGCAAGACATCAAGACCAATTTAGAAAACAGGCAGAACGCCGTGGACGATGCGAACTATGGCCCCGCCAATCCTAACGAGCCAAACGAGGATTATTGGAAAGCCAAAGCAAACGAATTTCAAGGTGACGTAGCCACGGCCAAGAAGATGCTTTGCGGTAATTGTGCCGCCTTTAATCAAACCAAAAAGCTCCTTGGTTGTATAAGCAAGGGAATTGGAGAGGATGCTGGTGAAGTAGAGGTTGGCGGAAATCTTGGGTATTGCGAGATTTTTGACTTCAAATGCGCGGCCAAACGGACTTGTGATGCGTGGATTGTTGGTGGGCCGATTACTGACAAGAAGATTGACAAGAAAGTATAACCTTATGGAAAACGCCAACGGCGAGACAATCCTGACCAATCTTCTGACCTACCAGAATCAGCTACGCATATTTCATTGGCAGACAAAAAGTTATAGCCAGCACAAGAGCTTTGGGAAAGCCTACGAGATGCTCGATGAAAAGATCGACAATTTCCTAGAAACCTTCTTTGGCAAGTATGGGCGCATCGTTTCGGCATCTGTATTTGGCATTGAACTGGACAACTTTTCGCCAGAATCCTTTGGAGAATATAACGATGAGTTTATCGCTTTCTTGTCGGACGAGCTTCCCGGCTATCTTTTCGAAGGCGACACCGACTTGCTTAATATCCGAGACGACATTCTTGGCGCGGTTAATCGTCTTAAGTATCTCTTAACCCTAGCTTAATATGCCCCTACCTAGCCCAGAGAAAAAAGACAAGATCAAGGATTTCGTTGGTCGCTTTATGGGCAACGAAACAGCCATCAAGGATTTTAAGGATGTGAAACAAAGGGCGGCGGTTGCCTATCAGACCTATCGGGACTGGAAAAAGAAACAGAGGCGCAACAAGTCCCTAGAGGATGCCAGCATCATCCCAGATGTATATATCTTGAGCCAAGGCGAGGCTAAAGGACACGATCTTTATATTGATAAGACCAGCCTTGAACAAGCCTATCAGTTAATGAAAGCCGCCCCAAATGGAATTAAATGTAAGCTCAATCATGGATCGGGACTGGACGCAGTAGTAGGTTATGCTCGCAACCCTCGCATCGAAGGTGACAAGCTCAAGGCCGATCTGCACCTCCTTAAAAGCTCCCCCCACTACGGACTTATCAAAGAGATGGCAGACGAAGCACCCGATCAGTTTGGCGTTTCCTTAGCCTTTATGAACGAATCTGAAACGATTGGAGGCAAGGATTATATTCGTCCTCAAAGCATCGCCTCTGCTGATTTGGTTAGTTCTCCGGCATCCAACGAGAGATTTAAGGATTTTGCCGGGGTGGAACAAGATATGCTCGTTTTCGCTGTCGGATCAAAATTGGGCTACAATGCGGGAGGCCAGAGCGTCCCCGCTGATATTAAACAAGCAGTTGTCGAGGCTGACCCAATACTTGACAATAAAGGAAAATCTACAATGGAAGATTATAAAACACAGATGGAAGGCTTGATGAAGCGCATGGAAGCTCTTGAAGCCATCGTAACCCCGAAGACTGAAAATAAAGATGTCGTTGCCGAAGGCGCAAAGGCCGAGGGTGAAACCCCTGCCGTTGAAGTCAAAGAAGACACCAACATGAGCGAGCTTGTGAAAAAAGCCCTCGTTGAATTTGGCATCAAGCCCATCCCCGCCAGCCCCGCTGTAGAGGAAAAGGTCGAAGCCAAGGCTGAACCTAAAACTTTTGAAGCTCTTGTAGCGGCTCATGCCGATTACGGAACCTCAAAGCTATCGGCCATGAAAGCCGTTATGCTCTCAAACCCAACTGAATATGCCGAAGCTCTTAGCCGTGGCATTAGCAAAATCTAACAAAGGACAATAAAAAATGAGTTCACAAATTGACGGACATTTTCGTACCTTCGGTTTCTCCACGGCTATCTCGGCCTACCGCTTGGTCATCCCCTCCACCACCACAGCGGGTTTCGCTGATGTGGCGACTACTGGCACGGCTCGCGCTATCGGCGTAGTGCAACAGGACGTTGCCGCTGGTGATGCAGGGACAGTTAAGTTGTTCCACCCTACGTTTTTTGCAACCGTCTCGGGCGTTGCGGCAGTAGGTGATGTGGTTAAATTCGACAACGGCGGTCAAGTGACCACGCTGGCGGCCAACATCGGCACGGCTGGCATCGCTCTGGAAGCGGCCACGGCAACTTCGGCGGTTATTGAAATCGCTGTTCCGTTGTACTAAACAATCGTAACAACAACCAAGAAAGAATAAAATAATATGGCATTTGTAAGTGGCGGAACAACGATTCGGGCAGACATCTCACAGGCTCTCATTGAAGGGCCGAGTGATGTCGGATTGATCGGTGCGGAAGCTCTCCCCCTGCTCAACGTCCCGGCTAAAAGCGGAATTTATCTAAAAGCGACTCTCGCTGGTGCTGATCTGCGTAATGCAGACGCTCTCAAGCGTGATATTGCTTCCGAATATGCGGCGATCACTCGCTCATACAATTCGGCAACCTACGCGACTCAGGAATACGGATTGACTGAATATCTGGACGATTCCTTCAAGTCGGACATGAACAGGTTCTTCAGCATCGAGGCTTCCTCGGCCAAGTTCTTGCTCCGTCAGTTGAAACTCTCCCACGAGAAGCGGGTTTCCGATCTTCTCTGGGCGAGCACGACTCCGTTTGCTACTGCCGATCAAACCCGCGCAGTTGCCTACACGGAAGCTCTCTTGACCACCATCAACGCCCCTGCGGACGTTGCGGCGGCCAAACTCGCTCTTAATAAGTTAGGGTATAGTCCGAACGCCGTGCTCATGAGTGCTAACGTGTTCGAGCGTATCCGCCGTTCCACCCTCCTCCAGAATATGTTCTTCGGAGTTATCTCCGATGTCGGCCCCCGGTTGCTTGATGAAAAACAAGTGGCCGCTGGTCTGGGTGTGGAGAAGGTTCTGATTGGTCGCGCGGCTCGTAACTCCTCAAATAAGAACATCGCCTATAGCGGCTCGTTCATCATCCCTGATTCGCAAATTATCGTTGCGGATTTGCAGGGTGGCGAGTTCACCGCTGGTGGAATTGGTCGCACCCTCGTGTGGGCTGATGACGCTCCAGGTGGCTTTATCTCGGAAACCTTCCGTGATGATTCCCGCCGCTCCAACGTCCTCCGTGTTCGCATGAACACCGCGGAAGTTGTGATTGATGCGAATGCTGGTGTGCGTATCACCACGAACTACGTCTAAAGTCTCGGTTCTGGTTCTGGTTCCTCTGAAGAAGGGGGAGTGAGTGAATAACTTGCTCCCCCTTTTTCTTTCTATTGACATCCTTAAATAACTAGAAATCCTATCTGAAATCCTCTTGAATGAAACACGATCTTTCCATATATTTAATTGCGGGAAATGAAGAAGCCTACATTGAGCGTTGCCTTAAGTCGTTTGCCCCAGCCGCAAAAGAGATGGTTGTTTGTATTGCTAGGGGGTCAGCTACTCCCGACAAAACTGAAGAGATCGCATTGGCTCTCGGTGCTAGAGTTCTCCATTATAAAAATAAAAAGACTGATTGGCCTTTCATAGACGACTTTGCAGGGGCAAGGAATTTGGCCTTAAATGCCTGTTCTTGTGAGTTTCAAGCGTGGGTGGATGCTGATGACGTAATGGCCGAGGATGGGGTGGCCACGATTGAATATGCCATCGACCAGCTAATAGAAAGGGATGGGCATTTAGTGGCTCTAAAATATTGGGTGGAGAATGCTTCTTTATGCCCATTGAGGGAAGAAGTTTCTAGGAGGGGGACTTGTGAATGGAAAAGCCGAGTGCATGAAACCTTGGTGGCCTTTGACCAAAAGAAGATGTTTGGACTAGATAAGATTTGGCGCATTCATAAGCCCCACGGCTACAAAAAAGCAAGCGCAGATAGGAATTTTAAGATATTGCAAGACGAACTAGAGGAAGCACCAAAATCCCTTTACTATACCCAGCAAGAATACTTCTTGTCCGGGCAACACCCTAAAGCGATTGAATACGGAAAGAAGGCTTTAGCATTCCCTGACCTAGACGAAACTCTAAAATACGATGTTCTCTTGAACCTTGGGAGATGCCATCCAGAGGAAGGCGAAAGGCTTAAATACTTGGGCGAGGCCGTGACTTGCCAGCCAGAAAGGAGGGAAGCGCATTATTATGCCGCCTTGCTATACGCTTCTAAGGGTCAATGGGTAAAGGCATGGGGATCTGCTCGCTCCGCAATCTCGCTTCCTAGACCATCTACTCACTACTGGAATCTGCAAGAGCCTGTTTATAGGTGGCAGACTTTGGACATTTATCGGACGGCTTCTATTTGTGTAGGCAATACCGCTGAAATCGAAAACGCAAACAAGGCATGGACTAACCCTCCAAAAATCACGCTAGTTCACGCCACTAGGGGCAGGGCGAATGTAGCCTATCAGCGCAGGTTCCAATGGCTTTCATTGGCCGCAGAGCCTTTGGCAATCGAATGGCTCTTCATGGTAGACCACGATGACCCCGAAAACTATGTGCCTCACGGCGCAATCCGATGCAACCCCGGAGGCATTATTAACGCATGGAACGAAGGGGCAAAGAGGGCTAGGGGCGAGGTAATTATTCAAATGAGCGATGATTGGAGTCCTCCCCGCAACTGGGATGCCCTAATTTTAAGCGCAATAGGGGATACAAAGGCCGAGAAAGTGCTGGCAGTATCAGATGGCCATAGGCAAGATAAACTCCTTTGCATGGCTATCCTGACGCAATCTAGGCTTAAAAAGCAGGGTTATATGTTCCACCCAAGCTACCAAGAGTCCGATGGCATCTATTCAGACAACGAATTTACTCAAAGAGCCTATGACGATGGTGTGGTAATTGAAGCAAAAAACATTATCCTAACCCACGAAAACCCTATGTTCACCGGGGGACAACAAGACGAACACTTTAAGAACCACAATAAACCAGAGCATTATGAGAAAGGAAAAGCGATCTATGAAAAACGCAAAGCAGATAATTGGGTGTAGAAAAGCCAAAAAGGGGGAGGATACCAAGAGGCTTGGTATAATCACGTTTGGCAAGTCTCGCCCCGACCCCACCAAATATGTAAAGGTGGATATAACCTATGATGAAAAGGCCGAAAAAGATTTATATGAAACAGGCATGAAGGCTCTCAAGCACGATAAAGATGCTGTAATTGAATATGTTATTCGCAAGGCTTTAGAGGAAGTGGTAAAATGCAAGAAGTAACCATCAACGATCCATTCGGGCAAGCCTTGGCAAAATATAGCAAAGGCAAAAAGATTGGCCTAGAGATTGGAGGAGGAACCGGGGATGGCTCCACTCAATGTATTTTCACAGAAAAACTATTTAGCATTGAGATAAACCCAGACCGCATTGGACGGCATCGTATGAACCTAGAGGCCAAAGGAGGAGTCTCCATTTACGGCTCCGCTGTTACAAGGGATTTATGGATGGACAAGTTGGATATTCTTGGATTTTACACAAACAAAAAAACCAATCTTAATCAGTATTCTTTAGATGTGGTTAATGGCTGGTATTCTGAATGTTTTGATATGGCTAAAGAGTTCAAAACAAACGCCATCGAAGATATTAATTTCGATCATAATGTGGACTTTGACTTTGTATTGATTGATGGTTCTCCCTTTTCTGGTAAGGCAGAACTTCGATGCTTAAGACCATTCTTGGCAAATAAAGCAATCATAGCCCTAGACGATGTGAACGACATTAAAAACTTTGATAACTATCACAAGCTAAAAGGGAATGTTGAATTGCTTTGGGAAGATTGGTCTGTTCGTAATGGGGCGGCTATCTTTCAACTATGAATAGGGGAACGATAACCTCTGAAACTCCCGAAGTGCATTGGGCGCACTTTTATCCCAAGGGGAAAAGAGTTTTGGATTTGGGATGTGGATTCTGGACAGCGGAAGAACGCAAGGAAAACTACGGCACGCCACACCACTTCATCGCACAGAAACCAGAATTTTATATGGGCGTGGATCAGAATGCCGAGGATATTAAGACATTTTCTATGCAGTACCCAGAGCATAAGTTTCTAAATCAATCCGTTGAAAACACAGAACAAGTTGAGGCATGGATTGGGCAACATAAAATCACCCATCTAAAGGCAGACATAGAGCACGCCGAGGGATATATCTTTAGAATGCCATCAGCTTTAACTCTTCAAAAGGTGGCGATTGAAACCCATACACCACGATTGCATGAAGAGTGCCAACAATGGATTGAAAGGATTGGCATGAAAGTAACAAGAATTGATGATGCGTCTTTTTGCCCAGATATCTTGGTTATTTACGGATCATGCTGACCATCTTCACCATCGTTCTAAACGGAATGCCTTATATCAAAAGGCACATGGATGAATTTACAAAACTAAAGATTCCTTGGCAATGGCGCATTGTTGAGGGAGTTTCGCTTCCTGTTAATTGCACCCGCTGGTGCAACGAAATCACCTATAAGTATCACAAAAACTATATGTCAGTTGATGGAACGCACGAATATTTATATAATATAAATGGCGGGAATGTGTCTGTATATTGGCAAGCCAAGCCATTTGCCGGGAAGATCGAAATGATTAAAGAGGCGTTGCAGGGCGTAGATCATGGCGTTGTCATGGAAGTGGACGCTGACGAAATCTGGACAGCCGACAAGCTGGATGCCGTATATGGCCTATTAAAAGAAGGTGATTATGGGAAGGCCGCGCAGTTCCATTGTAACTATTATGTTGGGGAAAAGAAAAAGGTTGTGACTAGGGAAGGATTTGGCTCAAACTGGTATGAGTGGTTTAGGGCTTGGAAGTGGGGGCCGAATGTCGAGTTTATCAGCCACGAACCGCCCAAGCTAAATGTTCAAGCACCATTCGTTCCAAGAGGAGTAACCGAGGCGATGGGGCTAGTGTTCGACCACTACGCCTACGCAACCAAGGAACAGGCGCAATTTAAGCAAGACTTTTATGGCTACAAGGGGTTGGTTGAGGGATGGGAAGAATTGCAAAAGACAAATGGCCCGGTAAGGCTCTCAAACTATTTTCCGTTCCTACACGACAAGAGCGTGGCCGATGACTGCTAAAACAATTAAATACTCGCAAAGGCTAGGGGATGTGCTTCGATGCCTACCCGCCGCAAAGTATTTGTCCGACAAGGGGCATGAGGTTTTTATAGATTGCTTTGCTCAATACCAAGGAGTCTTTGAAATGACTAGCTATGTAAAAGCTGGGCATAGACAAGGGGACATTATTGATTTGGAGATTTGGCCTAATCGCTACGAGGCATTTATTAAAAGCAAAAAAACATGGCACGATTTTGTTTATAGTCATCCAGAGATTAAGGGGGCAGACAAAACAAACATCATATTGGATCGGCTAGATTCTGAGCGAATCAAGGGAATGCCAGAAAAGTACAATCTAGTGGCTCCATTTGGCATAAGCCAAACCGACAAAAGAAACCCAATCGAAATCATTGTAGAGGCAAGAAAGCAGATGGGCGAAACAGATTTTTATGTGCTTTGCCCGGAGGGACTAGCAATCAGCGGATTAAATTGCTATACCGCCCCCACGATTGCGGATATGGCAAAGATCATAAGGGATGCCGATGGGTTTTGGACAATCAATAGCTCCCCGGTGATTCTTGCTTCGGCAGTTAGGAAGGGGAAAGAAACAATCTTTTACCCACAACGAGGCGCAAGTGAGGTTGATAATGTATGGAGATTTGACGGCTTGGTTAGGGCTGATTGACACTAATAAAAGGCTATGGGCGGCTCCATAGAAACTTCCTATTTTGGCAAAGATTTAACCTACATGATTGGCGATCTTTGGTCAGCCGTAACAGGACTAGGAACAA